GATCTGGTGATGGTTGGCTCATAGTATGTTTGATGTATGTTAAAATTATGCGAAGGTGATTGGTGTGCCTGTGGTCGCTTTATTTTCCCAGTCGAGTGTTTGTATATTCACTCCGCTATCATAGCCGGGCCATTCGCCAGACTTAACGCACTCGGTGTAGATCTTAATGCAGTTCTCGAGTTTGATGATGCCGTCAGTAGCGATGTTAGCACCGAGGTCGTAGATTGCTCCTTGATAAGTTTCCTTCTCCACGACTACAAAACGGAAACCCATCGGGCGAACCTTAGTATATTTCTCGAAGGTGCGTAAGTACGTCGCAGCTTGTAGGTGGTAATTGTATTGATAGGCGGTGCGAAGGAATGCCTTAGGGCTTGCATCGTCAGTTGTCTTTAAGTCGTAGAGCCACACTCTGCCGTCTTTATCTTCGGCTACATAATCAATTGATGATTTAATCGTGCAGTGTTCGTTCTCGATGCCGACCACAGTCATTTCGGTCGCGATAGGTTTGCTCACTCCGTATTTGTTAAGCAGGCCCGACATAGCGTCACCAAGTTTCAGCGCCGTTTCATATTCGTCAGCGTCGCAGGCCTCTTCGTCTTCTTTTAAGTTATCAATAAAGAATTGGTGAATCTCTTTTCCTTCTTTGGTTCTGCGATCAGCGTCGGGCTTAGGTTTATATTTCTGAAAGAGTTCGTTCTGTAATACGCAGGCGTGAGTTAATTTGCCGATGCGTAGTGCTTTAGTTTCAGGGCGTACGGTGTTAAGGTAGAGCTGATAATGTGCCGGTGATTTTAACAGTTCTTTCATGCCTGAATAATTTAGGCATTGGAGTGCGTCGTATTGTACGCGTTTGATGTCTTGGATGGGCATAGGTGTGTTAGTTAGTTGTGAGTAAAGTGTGAATTATAGTTCGTGGTCGTCGTAAGGTTCTTCAACGGTATGCGATACTTCCCGAGCGTGTTCAAGTGCTAATTCTGCGTAGTGTTCAAGTCTCTCAAGATTGTTCCGGCTCACGCGTAGGGCGAGGACGATGGAGTGAATGCGGTCGTGCAAAGGTTTTACATCGGCAATTTCTTCCAAGCGTTCAGGCTCGATGCGGTTGGCTTCGATGAGAGCTGCGAGGATAGCGTTCTCAAGGTTAGCGTGGTCGTTACGTGTAGTCTGCGTGTTATGGTTAAGTTCGCAGTCAGCCAGGTTATCTCGGATTAAGCGGAGTAGGCGCTCAATGTTTTCGTGTGTGGAGTTGGTCATTGTATGTTAAAAGTCGGCTTCGATTAGTTTCTTCTTACCACGGACATAGACCTTATACTCTGATCGCGAGAGGGTCGGAAGGTTAACGCGTTTCCATTCTTTCAGGGCTTTGGAAAATTCGGCTTTGGAGTCAGTGCTAAATTCTGCAAAGGCTTCGCCGTCTAGCCAAAGGATAAGCTGATAATCCTCCTTGCAGAAGTTAACCAGGTTAACAACGGCTTTAGGAATTGAGTCCATCGTCTTTTTTACGTGGATTAAGTTCACGCCATTCCCAGAGTGCCTTCTTCATTTCGCTAGTCGTGCCTTGTAAGAGCAAGAAGGCAAGGCGATCACCGGCAATCTCAAGTGCTTTGATTCGGGCTTCGGCAGTCAGTAGTTTGTTATGGTTGGTTATACCAGCCACAAGTTCGTCGAGAGTTACCATCGGTACTTCTTTTATTTTTTCTTTATCGTGCATTGTTGGTAGGGAGATAGGTTTGTTTTAATGGTGCTTGGGGTGCTACCGCAGCTTGAGGCATCGGAGTATTGCTTGCACGATTACCATCATCGTCGAGGTCTACGGAGATACCGCAGGCCGTTTGTATGCTTTGTCTGCGAATGTATGTTAAAGCACCGCCGACTTGTTGGGCAGTTAAGTTCTCGGCCTTCACCATCAATTTGCCGAATGGGAACGATGTGCCTGATGAGTGCAGGAAAGAAGTTTCAATGCCGACTTTGCCTTCGTCACTTACGAGGGTCTGAATCAGCGCGAGGTTGTGCTTGTGTAGGACAGGCTTGCAGGCTTCAAGCAATGCGTCGAGCGAAACATAGCGTGCCTTGAAAGCAGGGTTAATTTTGTTAGCCTTAACATTCTCAAACTCAGCAAGAGCGTTGATTAAGTCGGCAGTGGGTGTTGTTGGTTCTTTAGTTGGCATAGGTTTATTTTGGGTGGAAATTATTTAGCGAGTTTCTCAATTTCTTCAACGGAGTATTGTCCAATCTCTCCTTTGATACGGAGATTAAAATACTTCTTATCGTTTTTAATGGTGGGCTTCAATAGCCGGGCCACTGATCCATCGACGAGGACAATGTATTGAGAGTTTGGAATTTGTTTAACGTAATCGATTCCGTCTTTATTTTTATTCATGATAGTTTGTTTTTAATTGCGTAGTGTAATAGCAAATAGGCGTCTGCGGTAGCAAGTGTAATTCGCTTCTGATTAGGAAAAAGTTTTATCGCTTCGTCCTTTAACTTGTTTTTCCACTGCGTCGTGGTCTGGTCGCCTTTAGTCCCGATGTTGAGATACTTTTGCCAGACTTGCGGGGTGATGTGGTGCGTTTTATAATTTGCAAATTTCCCCACGATCCAGCCGTACGAGTATCCGAGTTTGAACGCAGCTGACGATGGAATAAACTTTCCAACGTAGGGTGGTACTTTCTCAACAACAATAATTGTTTCTCGGTTAATTGTAAGCCCTGCGAGTTCAGCATTCTTACCGCAGAAAATAGTAGCCCCTCCTTTATAAGCAAATCCACCGTTCGCTCCTGGGTCGATTGCAAGGAAGTAAGTTTCTGGGTCTTGGTACACTTAGTCATAGTCGTATAAGTTAAAACTTTTGCAAATGGGTTTATTTGCAGGTCAAGTTTCCGACGCGTTCAGCGTAATCTGATTTAGCGCGACGATGGTCGAAACCGATACGGCTCGCAGCTGTGAAGCCCATATTCCAACACAGGGCTAATTGCTCGGGAGTAGGGTCAGTAATACCCTTAGACGCTAGACGACCTCTCAAGGAACGCAGAAGTGCTAGAGCAACCGTATCCTGATTGGTTGGATACTTCCAGTCGTCGTAGGAGATTGCCTTTTTACCTTCGCGTAAGAGTTGAGTGCAACCGTCTATCCAAGCGGATCGGTGGAGTTGGTAAGCCCCGCGAGCCTTGCCGTTATCTCCGATGGCATTATAGTCTTCGCCTGTCTCGACCTGAGCAATAGCGGAAGCGATAGCCACATCGTCGAAGGCGTGGGCGTAATTAGCGATGAGGGTGAATGCGATGAGTGACATAATTTTCATAGTCGTAAGATTAAGAGATTTGCCCGCGTGGAATGATTCGCTTGCAGGAAATGGTAAATCCGTCCGGGTATTTGTATTCATAACTTAACGCGATACGACCACCAAAGTCCGAGACCATAAAGAACGAGTCGGTGATTCCGTCCCTGGCTAATTCTTTCTTAGCGTGGTCGAGATGTTTTTGAGCCAAGCGTTCAGCGTGCTTAAAGGAGATTATATCTCCTAGCGTCAGTGCATCATTCATATAGCCTAGCGTTTCTATTAAAACCGTGATGGTCTTATGATCTGAGAATTTCATACGTGATGAGTTTTCGTGGTGTTGGGATAGGTTGTACATAGGGAAGGCATACAGTCATAAACTTTGAACAGACACTGTCCAGCCCAAATGCAAAACTTTTGACTAACCCCAAAACAGGCTAACCAGATAGACCTTAGACTACCCTACTACAACCCCCAATAGACCTATCCCAGATGCCCTAGGAAGCCTTTTGATGCCCTGTGCGTCCGAATACCCCTACGCCTTAGGTTACATCCAATTTCTCGGCTATACGCTCGAGGGTATGGCGGGTCAACCTTAACTCGGTCTCGATACTGGCGAGACGTGTCGAGGTATTGCGTTCACTCTCCTCGAGTCGCTTAATGCGTTCCTCAACCTGGCTAACTCTCCACGGAATCACCGCCCAAGCTGCGAGGGCAGACGCGATTGAGATAATCGCCGATAAAGAAGTTATGTTTAAGTCCATGTTATTTAGATATGCGTGTAGGTGTAGAGTGTGGGTCTGCTAATACGCGACGAAAGCCAAGTTTCCATAATGTCTGGCAGATGTCTTTACCGAGGCGGTCGATTTTTTTCTCGGAAAACTCCGGTAGTGAAATATGCGCCTGCTCGTGAATAGCCGTTTCAAGGAATCGTTTAGCACCGAGGCGTGGATCTAGCTCGATATAGGAATAGCGTCCCTCTGTCCAAGCAGTTCCCCAAGCCTTTTGATTACCAAGTTTCTTTAACTTGATTATAGGGCCTTTACTTTTCTTCGCCATTG